CTGACAAAAAGAAAAAGCCAGTTATAGAGTTTACAAAGTCTTCAGTGCCTCTCACTCCTCACTCTTTCTCATGTTTTGTCAGGGTATTTCACCATTTTGTCAACATGACAGAGAATCTTTTGGATGCCACTCTTGTGAAGCACTTCAGGGATATAAATGCTTTTTACGGAAATCAAATTACTTCAGTCATGCACTATGCACATTTCTCCATTGATCTCAAAGAGATGCTCCAAGTGTCTTTCGATCAGCCCAGAAAAATCTTCCACGGCGACACTAAACATGGTTATCACATGTCATTCGCTGGTTTTAATGAGGCAGAATCCATAACCATCAAAGAATTTTTTTCTTCAACACTCACAGAATTGCACTTTTTTGCAAATAAGCGCTTGTTCAATCACTATTATAATCTTATGATGAGCGCACAAACTGTGGAGGAGCTCACAGATGCGATGTCTGGAGTGGACCCACATTGCAGCAGAGTTGAAAGAATAGAGTTCTTAACAAAATTGTCAGAGGTTCTTGAAGCAACTTTCAGAGAAAAGCTGACAGATGATGTGTTTGACAGTTTGTCCATGTCAGCCAGTTACGCTTTAGAATATGTGAGAGATTATTCAATTGCTTCTGTTGAAAGTTGGAGAAGATTTTCCAAGAAAAAATTGGGAAACTTGAGCGGACGTGGCAGGCTTATCAAAAGCTCACTGCTTCAAGCCGCATGTCCTTTGACAGGGCTTCATTATGATGAAACGATGGACTTTTCTCAAGAAGTTATGGACAATTACTGCCAAGACGAGGTTGAGCTCCCCAATTTAACTAACATGACAGTTTGGAAAGGCATAATCGATAATTATGATGGAGACTGGTCAAAATCCACGGACTGCTTTATCATAGACACCAATGTCCTTTACAGCATTCTCAACAGGGGTCTTGAACCTACATTCAACTGCAAAATTGTCATTTGTTCAGCTTTGAGGAATGAAGTTCTCAGGTTGAAGACATCACAAATTAAGCTCCTTCAGATCTTAGTTCAAGTCATGGCCTGGAATTCAGATGTCATCTTTTACAAAGGCTTGAAAGACACACTTGAAATTGGTGATATTCATTTCCTTCAGGCTCAGTCTAACATCTCAGACAGTGTCATTGTCACAGACGATAGAGAAATGCAAAAGGCTTCTTCAAAATTTATCTCATCTGACCAATTTTTGACATTGCACTTTTGCCCTTTGGATGATTCTGTGAAAGACTCCTTGACTCTCTCTAGATTTGGCAAAATTGTCTTGACTCCTTCGGGGATATCTTGCACGCGACTTTCAGATTATTCTACTGCTTTAAATTTGACTATCACCAATGACACATACACGCCATTGCCGGATCTCACAGGCATTCTGAACTCAAGTTACGACAAAAGTTTGGAGATTGAAGGACAAAAGTATGAGGAAGCATTTAAGCAAACTGAAAAATCTTTCACTTATAACAGATGGATTTCCCAGATTCAAAACTATGAAGCTGAAAAAGAGGAAGAAGAAAGCAGTGCAATGATGTCTTGGGGAAAATTACAACAAATTTGTTCAGAAAGTCAAACGGACATAAAAATGAAACCTTTTGAAGATGTTGATGACAACCTTCTTGACATTCATTACCTTAATGATTTGCATAAAGACAAATTGAGAACTTTTCAGAAAGACAGGTTGACCAACATGTACGTCAAGGAAGACCCTGAAGAAAAACCTATGAGGTTTGTGACAGCTTCGTCAACAAAATCAAAGATAGATTATCAGTTGCCTCATCAACTTGCACTCAACAGGCAAGAGGCTGACTCTTATTTGTGGCTCGCTGACTACATCCCAGGTCTCACCGAAGTTTCTTCTAGCCCGACTAGACAAGCAAAAGAAAATCTCAAAAAATTTGATGCAAGAAACTTTAAGAATGTCGACTTGATCGCACCCAAAAGAAGGAAAGAGCTGTCAGAAAGAGATGTGTATTATTATGAGGAAGCATCATCTAAAATTGTCAGATGTTTTAGTGAAGAAGCTTTTAAATTCTTTGGAAACACTCCAGAGATGATAGCTTTGAATCAACATGAACACCTCAGAAAAACATCAGAACAACTAAAAAGATTTTCAAAATTGCATTTATCGATGATCCATGATTTTGTTATCAGTTTTAAATCAAAGAAGACTATTCTGTTCAATCACAGCAATTTCTACAATATGGGTTATGTTCTATTCACCAGTAAGCCAGCAAGAACTGACAGGGTTGTTAAAGAAATTCGTTATTGGTTCATTTTGAAAGCAGAAAATGACATTCCACCTGGGTTCAATCCTGATTTGGTGATGAAAAACTTGAAAGATTCTTCACGTCCTATTTTGGTTTTCTCTAGATCTTACTCATTGACTCTCAGTGATGTTATTTTCCGGTCACGCTTGTACTTCTCTTTGCTGCCTCTCGGCCTTTATTTAGATGAAGATCAAATGTCTCTTTTGTACTGGTCTTTGTTCTTCTCAAGCAAATGCACTAAAAGTTACTTGTCTTTCTACAAGTTCTTCAATATAATTAATCTGACCAGTCAAAACAAAACTGAAGGACTGTTGAAAAAATATCTCTCGCCTCTTCCAAAAAGGCCAACTGATGTGACTTTGAAAAATATGATATTGGATTCTCTCAAAAAAACGAAAGAAGAAATCATCTCTGGCTCTACTGTTCTCATGAGAAATCTGTTTGGCGTTCATCACACAGCGATAAGTTACTGTGAGACTGGCAACATTTACAGTTACTTGAAGAGCATGGCCACATCCACGAAACACAACTACATAGGCCACATAAGAGACATCAAAGAAAACATTGAAGGAGGTTTGAAAGATTTTTCTGGTGTCATAAACGGTTTTGAACCAGGTCGCAAAAGTGTCAGCTTGTCTTTGCTAGATTTAACTATAAGAGACTACAAACTGGACTATCAAACTCCGGATTCAAGTAAACTTTTTGAACTTTCTATGAGGAATTTTCACAAATACTTTGAAACTAGCTCAAGAGGAGTTGATGATTTTACTTTAAAAAAGAAAATGAATCGCATTCTTCACTTCGAGGAAATTTCTCGCTACATGTCACAAAATAAAAACAAAGGCTTTTCCATAGTTGAATATGTCTCTCATCATGTTCTGAGAGTGAGAGAAAGAGGTGCATTCATGCTTTTGACAACTAAACCTCAAAAAGACGCAGCAGATCGTGAGATCTATGAAATGAGCTATTCCACTAAAGCTTCAAGATTCTTCTTGGTAGAGTTCTTCCGAGCTTTTTGTGAAACCTGTCCCGATGAGCTTGTGAGCAAAAGTGAAGCTTACAAATTGAATTCTATTGCTAGAATGAAATTCTCACATTCCTGCTGCTACACAAACATAGATATGGCTAAGTGGTCGCCTCAAGACCTTTACGACAAGTTTTCTTATGTCATTTTCTTTCTCTTCAAATGGAAATATATTGATCAGATACATTATAACCTCCTGATGTCTGCGATGGAAGCCAACTTTGAGCCCAAAGTACTGCTAGATCAAAGAGCAAAAGGATTCAAATACCAAACTTGCATGCACAAAGATGATATAGAAGCAATGGGAGTTCGGTCAGCGCCACGACATCACATTGATGAAGAAAAATTCAATTCAGGCAACTACTTTTCATTCATAGACTTCACATTTGGCTGGCCTCAAGGTCTCATGCATTTCGCAAGTAGTTTTGTTCACATTTTAAAAGCCAGTGCTGTGAACCGAATAACAACTCTGATGTTTGACTGCACTGTGAGATGTTTGGAGCATTCAGATGACGGCAATGAGTGTGTCACATTCTCAGACAGGCTGCCCAGAGAACAACACATGGCTCGTTCAAGGAAATTCGTTCAGATTTCACTTGATGTCGGGTTGAATCTTTCACTGGACCATTCAGGGACTAAACTGAGTTTCAGCTGCGAAGCTTCAAAACCAACTTGTAGAGAGTTTCCTTCGGGCATTATAGCAAGCGAACTTGTGTCTATCTATAACTTTCAAGGAACCATATTTAATTCATCAATACGATCCTGTGCAGAAGCTTTGTCGTCTTTCACATTCAGATCTTATAATTTGAACCATGCAGCCGTGTTGACAAGATGTTGTCAAGCCTATGCAAACACCAACAACATTGCTCTGTCTGAGCTCATGTATGTAGTTTACCAGGAGTTCCTTCAAGATTTTTATAAAATTAAGACCGATTATTCCATTCCCA